CTGCACCAGTAAATGTTCCTGTAGTTCCAGATACAGCACCAGTAAACGTACCCGTAGTGCCTGACACTGCACCCGTAGCACTCAGAGTACCAGTTACAGCCACACCAGTAGAGGTCACAGCAACTACTGTAGTTCCATTACTATTTAAGTTGAGAATGCCAGAGGCATCGGCTGTCATCGAGATGCCACCACCACCGCTCGTCAGGGCTGAAATTACTGAGGCCATTTATATATCTCCTTTAATTTTCACAGGATTGCCCAGCGAGAGCCGCTAGGAACAGTGACTACAACGCCCGATCCGAGCGTTATTGGCCCGACAGAGAATCCATTTTTAGATGTTGTCAAAGTGTACGATGATGTTACCGACTGAGCATTCTCGTATATTGCTCCGTTGGCTTGCGCTCCACCAACACCGCCCCAGGCACCAGCAACGTAGCCCTCGAATCCAGCAATGGTTGAGTTGTATCTCAGCATCCCATTTATTGCACTTGCAGTACGTTGACCTGTAGTACCGGCGGGTAGTGTTGCTGATCCGGTAGCAGAATCCTTAGACACTACAACTGTAGCATCCAGTGCTACATAGTCCCAGGCCGAGCCTGAGTAAACTAGGACTCTGTTGGCCACTGTATTGAAGTACAAGTCACCGGCAGTCAGTGGTCCACCACTTGGGTCCAGAGTAGGATTGGATGCGAAGGCACCAAAGTATGTATTCGTGAACGATGCAAGACTGGCTGCTGCTGCTGATGCTGATGCAGATGCGTTACTAGCCTGGGTAGTTGCTATCCCAGCTTGCGTAGTCGCTATACCAGCTTGTGTTGTAGCGGTGCTTGCTGATGACGCTGCATTATTGGCTTGCGTTGTAGCGGTCCCTGCCGATACAGCTGCTGCCGATGCCGAAGCTGCTGCTGCTGCCTCAGATGCTGCTGCTGCTGCTGCATCTACCAGAAGGCCCCACTTAGCTACGTCAGCATTGCTCGTGATAGGCTGAGTCCCAACTGAGGTATGAGCTGTTAAGCAGATGTAAATGTTGTTATTAGACGTATCCTTGATGATGTCGTATACAAGGTATGCTACTCCAACTGACCAATTGCCACGGTAAGTACCAACAGCATTACTCGTGCTTGGATTGCCACTACCATCGAATGATAGGAACTTGTTTGCCCTGACGGTATTGACAGGCAGCGTCATATTGACTGAGGTTGGATCTGTTACAGGAGCCTTCAGAGATCTCTCGGCAGTCTCAGCAACCTGCTGCACCAAGATTGTCTGGGAGTCCATCTCACTGTTAACAGTACCAGCAAAGAAGTCTCCGCCAGTAGTGAAGTCAGTGGTGCGCTCTATAGCCCTAGAGCCGGTGATCGTAATTCTGTCTGAACCTGTAGCTGCAACCACTAAGGTGATAGATCCGGTCCCAAGGGTGGGGCTGATCGTTACCGTGTAATCCGTGGTGATCGTGAGTAGCGTTGTATTCTTATATACGGCAATATCAGCGCTAGATAGCACTTCGAATGGGAAGGCGTATGGTCCAGCACCAGCAGATCCGGTGTAAACAATGCGCCTAGATACGTTACTAATTGGATAATTTGCCATTATTTTGCTCCCATCCCAAGATCTTCAATCATGCTAGCTTTGCGCTCCGCTAGATCCCTAAGTTCTTCACTATACTCAGAATTCTTATACAGTATTTCACGTGCTTTGCCAAATACATCCTCAAACTCATTCCTCAACAAAGTCTGTTGCTGATACAGTGGAAGCGACACAAAGGCTTCGTGCCCACCAAGGTCCAAGATTCTTTGTTTGAGGTTAAGCCCAGCTGGGTCATTAGCGATCTCAAGCAGCTTATTATATTGCTGAGTATTAAGATCAACCTTCGCGGTTAATCCCTTGCTGATAGGGATGGAGACATTCCGCTGTGGCATCGATACATTGGCGTGGGTCTGGATCAAGATCTGATTAGCCTCATCCGTCTTTCCCTTAGTAACCCGTAATGGTGACATATGGAATCTAGCGTCTGTCTCATATTGCAGTGGCTCAGCAAATATATTAAGCTTATTAGGCAGGTTGTCACTCAGTCCTGGCGTGGCATTCATTAGCTTATTCATGCCCTCCATCATCCCCTTGATTAGAATAGGGGTGTTTGGATCAACCTTATAATCCCTTCTATATGGGTCAGTCTTTTCCCGTACCGAAGACAGCATCCCACTTAGAGGGACCACTGCCTTGCCAGCAAACACGGTGATAGAGCTGCTCAGCGTATCTATTAACCTCTCCGTCTTCTTCTGTTCAGCCCCATAAGTGCCGCCGAGCGCCTCAGCAATGTTAGTTAATCCTTGGAAGAATGGCTGATCCATCATATACGAATAGAATCCATAGGATAGAGCAACCGCGTATTCATTAACCCTGCTGTTGTCGCTCTCATATTTAACGTAATCTACATAATTAGACGCTGAAGCAAGGAAGGCTCCAAGTGGCTCCATGCCCATATAAGAGACAAATGTCTTGCCCTCATAATCTCCTGTGCCAAACCTAACATCTGTATTGAGCTTTGAGAATAAAGCCCTCTGCTCATCAGATAGGCTCCCGTTGAATACCATGCTGTACGGCTGCCAGCCTTGGTTTATAAGAGCCTCGCGAGCACCCTTGTCTGCTGGGCCACCACCAGTAAGCGAGTTATCGGCAGCAAGATTCGCCATAAAAGACGCTACACCAGTGCCCATGCCAATCTTAGCCATCGCCATATCAACTGTCTTAGAGTCGCCAGCGAGATCGTTCCTAATACGCTTGCTCAACAGTCCTAGCGCAGCCAAAGGACTCCTCTCCAATACCTGTAAGGATATGTTGATTGGAGCTGTAAGGAATGGCATATTGATTTTAGCAATAAATCCAGTCCACGAATCCTCGTTGGTTAGTGATTGCAGGGACTCAAACTTTCCCTCTAATGGCTTTGTAAACGTGGCCTCCCTAGCCAAATCCATAATTTCATCTGGAGGAGAATCGTAGATATCGTCCATAGTTTTATTGAATATGGATTCCGCATCTTTGGCTGAGCTGCCTTTGGCTATTGCTGCCCTGTAAGCTTCTTCGGAGTTCCTTGTCGCGTAAGCTGCCAGCTCACCACGATAAGTAAATCCCTTAAAGAACTCATCTGCCGTCAATAGCGAGCGACCAGGCAGTGTTGCAAAGAAGTTAAAGCCCTTGACTGCAAATGCCATAGGGCTATCTGCGTTGTAATCAAATATCTCAGTCCTGGCTTTAGCTGACGCTATCTTTGTAGGGTCTAATACTGTCTTTGGATATCCAGATTGGAATGCGTGTGACGCCATTGATAGCCCATCTGCCATTGCTTGCTTGAATGAAAACAACTGCGCCAATACTTCAGATGATCTATACTGATCTTGCGTACCCAAACCCACTGCCTTCCTAGCTGATCCAATACCAGCCGCAGCAGTCTTTTCTACTAAGCGCATCGGGGCAAATATAGCGTTACTCATAAAGTTGCGTACATGAGTGCCTGGCCTAGCTAACAGGCCATTAATGTAAACGGACGTGAGCCTAGCTTTAATGCTGCCAGTAGCTGCAACATCTATCAGTTCGGACCTGCTCTTAGCACTCAAGTTTGGATCAAGGAATTTCACAGCCCAATCCTTTAGCTCTGACTGGCTAGTGAATCCGCCAATTGCATCCTCAAACGATACGTCTGGGCTAGACTTAACTCTCATAATAGACATCGATTGAGCTACATTGGTTTTGTAGTTCTTAATGCTGCGCTGCAACGTGCTATGGAAGGCAATGGTCTGCGTGGCATTCAGCATCTCAGCTTGAGTAGCCGTACCGTTGGATATTTTGGTGGCTAGATTCAATAAGTGATCTGCACTACTTGCTTGCGCTACCAAGACAGCACGTACTGTAGATGGATCTACTGATGCCTTACGTTCCAATAGATCACTGATAACCTTGGAGCTGTAGCCTGAATCCTGCATTTTCTTAACTAGCTCGGACTCTGATTCAGCCCATGTCTTCCTCTCCGTTGTTATCCCTGCATACTTTGAGACAGCACTGATAACGCCGGATAGATCTCCATCCTCCTTAACTATGTCATAGTTAAACACTTCTGACGGAGGCTTAGCGGCGCCAGTAGGAAGCGCCTCGATCCTAGCCTTCTCTACAGCAGATTGGGCTACGACACCTTCAGGAGTTAATGTTGGACCAACGATAGGCGGCTGTACAGCTTTGACCTGACTCTTAATGCTCGGGCCTCCAGGCTCTGGGACTAGACCCTTAACTTTAATAGCAGTCCCAAGCTGGGACTTAACTTCCTCTGGAGTAGCCTCAAGCCCAGTCTTTTGCCTAGACTTTATTTCAGGAGCTTTGCGAGTGATAGATTTAATTATTACCGAACCAAGACCGGCCATCTTCTCAAATTGAGGCTGATCCTCTGAGTTAGTAGGGTCAGGCAAAGAGACTGGTGGCTGCTCACTAATAGGCTCAATGGGGTTGCTGCTTACGCCATCAATAATTGACTGATTCAAATCATACTTTGTGGCCATTATTTACCCTCTAATGCAGCGGGAGTCTCGCCACTTTTTAAGATTGATCTTGATAGCTTCGTATTTCTCATCCTCTTAACAGCTCTAGCAGTACCAGCTGCAAACTTAGGGATACCCCTCATGACAGCTTTAGCAGTACCAGCTACTAACTTTGGGGCGCCCATAGTGGCAACATCAAATCCAGTCATTAACACATCTTTTGTAGAACTCTCTTTGATGCCAGCAGTTAGGCCCTTACCAGAGGTTACTGACTCACCCCTGCCCATTTTCTGCAAGAGTCGTGGTGTACCTTGTACCTGCCCATCCTCAGAATTCCCTACAAGTGGCATCAAGTCTCTGAGAGATAGTTCGACGCCACCAACATCGATGGACCCCAAGCTCTCTAGGAATTTGCCGGCCTGCTCAAGTCCAATCCCAGCAGCAGATAAAGCATTCTCTAACTTAGATGGCTCAATAGCCCTCATCTCGTCAGTAGGCTTCTTAGCCACCACACCAACTGATGGAGCTTGAGCCATAGGGATGTCTGCGTGCTGGTGCAGACTGTATTCATCCATGTATAGATCTTCAAATGTTTTCATATACTATTCCGATACAATTTTCTTTTTTGCGTCTTGATAACTCTCATACTGCCGCTTTAATCTCCGGTAGAAATCGTCCTTGTCGTCTATCTTCTTCCCCTTCAGTTTCATCCATTCATCCACATTGTGCGTGTCTGGGTTGAAGTCTGGGGCAGCCTCTTTAAAGGATTTAATTATACGTTCCACAGTCTTCTGAGCTGCAACATATTCAACTGAGCCTTTCCATTTAGTCACGGCTAGTTCAGCCGCTTGCATAGCCGAGTATTTTCGAGTGCCGTCAGAATTACTCTCGTTTACAAGGGCTTTGAAGTTTCGTTGTATGACAATCTTTCTTGCAGCGAGAGAGTCGCTTTGAGATATATTAAATATTGGGTTGCCAGTATCCCCAGCAGATAAGTCCATATATTTATGAGCTGACTGAGAATCTTCTTTATATTCAATAGTATTCAAATCGTTGATCTGCCCACGGGTAAGCTTATCCATGTCTTTTTCATTAATGCGCCTACCATTAGCAACGTCAGAAGCAAGTCTGCCATACAACCCCTCTTGGGCATATGTAGGCTTTTCAGAGGATGTGTCGACATGAGCCTTATACTGAGCCGGTGAGAGCTGTCCAATTTTAACCATATCAAACAGAAAGGTTTTATCTTCCGCAGATCTACGTCCGTTAATTAGTATCGTCGCAATCCTACCCTGATTCTCCAGGCCAACAGCTTCCCTATCTTGCTTAGCGCCTGTAATTTGTTCGAATTGACTCGTGAGAATGGTCTTTGCAACCTTAGCTTTTTCTTCGGTATTAAGAGTGTTCCATAATGGCGTCATATGCCCAAAGTTATTTTGTTTAATCATCTCAAGGGCTTGAGAAGTGGAGCGTCCAGCAGATGCCTGCTCTGCAAACTCGTCCAATCGGGCTTGCTGATACGCCTTTCTATTATCTGCAACCAATCGTTTAGCGGCATCAGAGTTACCAGCTGCGGAACCAGTCCTAAGCAGGGCTGTGAAGTGCGAGTCCTCATACTCCCCATGTGTCTCCACAACATCCTGTTGATTCTTATCTGCGAAAAGAGACTTGAAGTGGGCTTTGTAGATAGTTAAGTGGTTATCAGCCAACCTATTGCTTGTGATGTCTGCTAGATTAGCGGCATCTTTAGAAAGGTTACCAAGGCCATGTTTGTAAGCCGCATTAGCAGACGCAGATGCTGACGCCTCAAGTCTGACAGCTGCTTCTTTATCTAATAATGCAAGCGCTTTAACGTGCCCAGCTATGGGCGCATAAATCTCTCTCTTAAGAGTGTCTATATCTGGTATCTGACCAGCATCACTCTTACGCATAACGTCTGCTTGCTGATTCACCAGATCAGCATTAAGCGCAGTGTGGGCTTGAGCAGCCTGTATTTTTCTTATTGTGTTTGTAGCGTCGGAACCGGCCGTGAAGTCTTGAGGAAGAAACCCGTCTTCAGCACCTTTCTTAAGCTGCTCTATCGTAATAGGATTATCAAAAGCATATTGAGCTGCCTGCCTCTGTACAGCGGGTTCAATACTTTTGAGAGCAAAGTCAGACACTCTATTTAAAGCAGCTGCTATATTGTTTGGCTGAACTATGCCGGTAACAGTAAGGTTTGGGATGTCTTTAGATTGCCCTGGTACACCGGTTTGACCGTACCTAGCTAAGTCTTCTGTTTGTTGATAACGTGGCATTACATTACCTTATTTAGAAGTCCAACCAAGTTCATTGAAGTTAGCCCCTGATCCACCAGTAGTCTGCACTTTAGGAGAAGACTTAAGGACTGGACCGCTAGTAGCTAGATTAGAACCAAACGCCATCATACTGCTTGCAGCGTCAGCGTAATGCCCCATTGCAGCTAGGTTGCCAGCATCTATTAGCATAGCGCCTTGTATCTCTCCGAATGTGCGTGATGTTGTGGCAGCCGCTTGTAACGAAGCAATATCTTGCCCAGCCATCTTCTCACTAATGCTTTGAGTTAATCCAGCAGATCCTTGGAATCCAGAAATTCCACCAGCAAATCCTCTAGCTGCCGCTGCCCCATTAATCTGCTGCAATTGCCGAAGCTTCGCGTTAGCCTCTTGCTCGTATTGCAAAGCTTGGCGCTCTCCTTGCACATCAACTTGCAATGCCTGCACTCTAGCTTGACGCTTCTGCTGCTTAGCTGCTGACATTGATGACGCTACTGCCACTCCGGTAGATGCTGCTGCCAAAGCAACTCCAATACCAATAACAATAGCTTCCGTAATATGTAATGACATCCTCTTGCCTACAGGCTTAAAAGCCTCGATGTTATACATATCCCACTCATTATATGATCTGCCTCTCATCTTAACTCCCTTGGTAAACAGCCACTTTATATTCCATGCCAAGTACAGTCAGCTTCAATGGAGCCGATTGAGTAATGACAATCCTTGCATCCTGAGTATACCCAAGAATGCCATTCAAAGTCTTTGTCCCCGTAAACTCTGGCACAGGGTTATCCAACATATCTGCCGTATCAAAGGATCTAAATGGCACCTCGATGTCATTGATAACCATGTTCTGCGATCCTAACAGCATAGCGTTAACTTCAACAATCCGCTTTTTAAATCCAATCCTAACGCCGGTAGATAGTCTCAACTCTACAGGCATAGTCCTTATCTCAGTTGCAATTGGCAACCCTACAACGTAACTAGCAGTAGATGCTCTAGGGAAGGTAACAGTCCCACCACCAGGCACAACTTGGTTAGCCTGCACCAATCCGTCCAGTACAACATTGACAGTAGCACCAACCAGATGTGCAACACTAGCTGTAGCAGCGGCACCACCACTCACGGCGCTATCCACATGGAGATCGTGCTCAAACAGCTCAACATAATATTGATATACGCTATTAACTAGGCGTTTAACTACAACGTATATATATGTTATATCGACCCCGACATCAACGAACGATCCGTTTATAGTCTTGAATTCAGATGGAGCTATAACAGACTGAGCACTTAATAGAGAGTATACGGCTATCGTTCCGTCATCCCCATTAGTTATCAGCAACAAGTCATTTTCATCGGTATCAACGGCACGCCTCAAAGCCATCCGTGTCGGACCTTTAATTAAGTGTCCAGACAGTAAAGATATCTTGTTCGTCATGTACGTTAATTGCGTATCGCTAAACGCAATCTCGCTCAAGCTCTTACCCTGCCTCTGGATAAACATAACTCCAGACTCTAGCTGCTGCACCCTGACACCAGGCTTGGCACCATTCCTGCTGGTAGCAGTTACAAAGAATGAGCTTGGTGTGATCGGCTCTAAGCCCTGCTGGGGAACGTAGAACTCTCCACCAGTAGTAAGCACTAACAAGTCTCTAGCAGAGATGATGTCAACAATAGCGTTGTAAGTATTGGTATCTAACGTTGCCTCTACAGCATCGTCAGCGAATCCTTCTGTCGGATCAAAGTCAAAGAATAACCCTACCTTAGATCCCCACAAAGTAGATGGCCGAGTCTTGCTGCCACCAAAATACAATCTACCTTGATGGAAGGTAACAGCTCTAGGCCAGCCACGCGATGCAGACCATACAGGCTCGTATCCAGATTCCAACTCCCATTTACCGGATGCAATGGCAGAAGTGCTAAAGACTGGAAACTCAAGAACAGAATTGACTACGGTGCCACTAACAAACTCAATGATCTTAGCCCTACCTTGCGGCGTCATATTGATATATTGGCCAACAGATGCGCCACTAAAGGTTGCTGCGGCAGATGCTGTTAACACACACTTGCCAGACACTGAGCTGGGTGTTAGCGTACCAGCAGGGTTGGTGAATACGGGAGTGAATGCGTATTTAGGAACGCTATCAAATGCCAGCACACTAGCTGTCCACGTAGCATCCGTACCGCCACGTACAATCTTTACAGGGGGAAGGTTCTCATTGACAACGATAAGTGTATCGGCAGATTGTGTCCATACCAACTCACCAAGAACAGATGCCGTTAGTGCCATAGCTGTGGTATCTAGGTAGGGATTACCGCTACCATTGATGTTTGTGATTAGCACCCCTTGCCTAAACACGTGCATCCGATTATGCGTAAAGCACAGCATATAGCTGTCGGTCACACTGAACTCAAAGGGGACTAGCCGGACTCCATTGGCAGCAGACTCTGCTCCAGTATTGGGTAGAGTGAACTTATACCGGAGTCCACCACGCCTAGTAACGCCACCCTGTGGTTGACACAGGACATTGGTAGCCTTCTCTAAAGCGTTTTGATACGTCTTATCTAAATCAAGACGTGCCCGAAGTAACGGGTCTAACTCACCAGTAGTGAAGTTGGTTTGGACTGTGACAAATCTTGCCATTAGTATCTAACAGCGATCAGTGAGAAGTCGTTAATGCTATTGTTTGGCTGGTTCATCCCATCCATATTCATACAACTACGCATAAAGCCACCACGTCCGTTGTCACCTGGCGTGCCAACAGCTATTGTTTGCCAGTAACCAGCCTTATCTACTTGGTCAGTGATTGGGATAGCTAGGTGCCACGACATTAAATACTTTAACAATTGGACAAACCAGATGGGCATCTCTGTTTCTGGAACAGAGTATTGGTAATCTATGTATACGATTTCGCTATTGGTCAGTAACTTGCCACCCATAATCCTGTAATCAGTTCTAGGGCGTACATTCTGTGCTGCGGAATCGTAGACAGCACGTGGAGAGCCAAGCCTGTCGGCTGGAAGCTGATACTCGTAAGCGTATTCACTAACAGGGGTTGTTACTAATTGAGCTAACTGTGTCTTCTGTATCGCGAAACTCCACGGATACATCATTAAAGCTTGATCTCTAATGTTAGGATACAGTCTGTCAGAAACGGAAGATTCGTCAGTTCCTTCGGTAAACGAGGAAATGCCTTTTGCCCCAAGCATTAACAGAGCGTCAGAGCAGATTGATAGTGCGGTGTCTCCAGCGGCCATATTCAATCCTTTAGAACGTAAACCAACCCCCGTATTCTGAGGGTTGGTTTATTGGAAGATACTTAGTCAGTATCTGTTGCGCTTACAGTGGTTCCGTCTGCAATATCAACCACGCCAGCAGCCGATACAGCGTTGACATAGGTCAACACAAGTGACGGCGTTGTGGTGTCATATACAAACAGAACATCACCGACATTCAGTAGCTGGTAAACGCTATTGAAGTAGCCAGCAGTATTAACTGTAGCTTGCGTATCAGCAGTTTTGTAGATGTACATAGAAGGAGCATTACCTGCCTTTGATGTACTAACTGCGTTAAAACCAGTGGAGGAAAAAGCCATGTTATATCTCCTTTTTAGGATTCGCGAGCAACGATTGAAACAATACCTTCCGCATCAATCGTGATTGCACCGGCTGAAAATACAGTGTTCACGAGGAACGATGTCTTTTCTGGGATGTAATTGATTTCTGTGCGAGGAGATATTCCTTCTGCGTACCCAACTGAATCGCGGTGGAATGCGAAACAAGTACGGTCCAGTGAGCCATCAACAACCAAACCACCTTCGGTACGGTCGCCAAGAACATGAAACTGGAAGCCAAGGTATGTGTTCAGCTCACCAGAGACAAGCGCTTTGACTGTATTAAAGTCGGAGCTGGTCACTGACGTTTCTGACAACAAAGATGCCAAGCCATTTGCATGGATAATAATGTTGCGACCTTCTGGGGGGACGTTGCTCTTGTCCAGAAGTTTCTTAGCTTCGCGCAACTTAGCCATGTTCATATTGGTATCAGCACCGCCGATATCGTTACTAACAGTCAAAGCTGTGCCAGACGCTGCTAGAGCATCAAGGATCAGTTGGTCTTGACGGCGGCCAATTGCATTAGCAAGAACTTGTGCCAACTCTTGACGCTCATCAAAGTTAACTTTAGCTTGGCTGAAAATGTCGCTGTATTCAGCAGCATTCCAATCAGCCAATGTGCAAGTGATGGTAGAGAAAGCAACATTGAGTGGGGTTACATCAGCCTGTGGAATACGGGGAGTTGCTACACCACGGCCAACCTTTGGAAACTTTACGGTAGATCCTTCGACACCACGGCGCTGACGTACAGCACTTACCAATTGAGCCTTGCCTTGGTAAGCCTGTTTTACTTCAGCATCGAATAGGGTGACAAAGGCGTTAGATAGAGATACGCTCATTTGTGTTCTCCTAAGAACAGGTTTAAAAAAAAGGGTTTCGCTATTGGTGTGCCGTAGGATTACGGGCCTGGCTTGCTGATTACGTCAGCCAATCGTCAAGGATACTTGAATTAAGGGCCGCAAATACGGTATGCCTTAGAACCCTTTTACATTATTATTATTACATAGTCAAACACTTAGTAAAAAATGAGCAAAAAAAACCCGCCGAAGCGGGCAAAGGGCACTACCAAGATTTAATTCTGGAATTGAGCTGCAAACATCTTCTCTACTTTAGCTCTGTATGAGACATCTGTCTTGTATCTAGGGTCAGAAACCATCTGATACAGCTCATCTTTAGACGGGGCACCATCTATAGGGGCGCTATTCATTGGGATTCGACCTTCATAACTCTGCCTTAACTTCATCAGAGCCTTGATCCCGTTGGCTGTACCGCCCATAACCTTAAATTCATTAAAGTCATCCGGTCCCCAGACTCCCTTGTTAACTAGACCATTGGCCCAGTCTACCATACCCTTAATGATGGCATCCGAATTAGCCCCTAAAGACTTCTTTTCTTCAGCTGCATTAAAGTTTGACACCTCTGCTTTAGAAGCGTTTAACTCAACAACCTTTCCTACGAGGGAGTCTAGTGCGGCTTGGCTAACTCCATACTCTTTAGCCCAACCTTCGACGTGCTGACGGACTGGATCGGTATCTGGAACAGAGCCGAATGCAGCGTAATCGTAATTGCCATCTACAGGAGCCTTGTGCTTACCTTGGCTAATCTGCTTACGTAGGTCTGTCCATGACTTCGCGATAGCCTCAAGATCTGGCTCCGCATCTTCTTTCTTCCAGAAATTCTCAGGCCACCACGCTGGGCGATCTGCCGGAGTATCACTCTCCTCTGGAACTCTATGATCTATAGTAACTTCTTGTGGCGCTACAACGTCTGTTGGTGATGTAATTCCTGCCAGTAAGCCCTCACTATTCTCTGATTGGGGCTGGCTCTTGCTTTCTTCCATTAATTACTCCTTAAAGTTTTTTTGACCTCTTAATTCTAGCTTCTAAATCCCTCACAACGGAACATTGCCCTTCTCTGTAATATCCGAAGCTTGGGTCCGACCCTGGAACGCATACTGGATGCTCTATGATGGTTTGTCTAAGCCACGCAAGCAGCTTAGCTCCATCCTCACTTCCAAACACACGAAGACATAACCGGTCAGTATCTTCCCTTGCAGTTATTACTTCCCGTATATCTGTAACGGTAGCTGACGCTAACCCTTCCCAACCATCTTCCACTTATTTGTATCCTTTTTCATCTT